CTGGAAATTCGGAGTTTTCTCTGAGGAGATCACCGAGCTGGAATCCCAGCCCGCCTTCGTCCACACCTACCACATCGATTACGACAACGCCTGCCAGCGGCTCTACCGCGCCGGCCTCGGCGCCAAGATCCCCAACCTCAACGTCGTCAACACGCCGTTTGAATCGCCGTTCCCGGAACTGATCACGCGCATGATCATCGCATCGACCTCGGGCGAGAACCTGGCGGGCAACGTCACCGGCTCGGTCAACCCGTCCTACGTGGCGCGGCCGACCTACCAGGCCAAGGTCGATCGCCCGCTGGTCGCCTTCCACGAGGTCACGATCTGGGATGACGAGTGCAGCGACTACCGGGTGTTCTTCGTGGTCGACCCGGACATCGTGATCTCGGATTCCAAGCGCACCATCGAGGTCTTGAAGAAAACCGGCGGCTTCAAGGGCAAGAGCGAGGATCACACCAAGAAGTTTTTCAACACCGAGTGCAACCCGTTCTTCCCGCGCGAGCACGCCTTCGTTCACGTCCGGCCCTATCACCTCTACGAATATTTCTGGGGCAAGGCGCATATCGAATCTCTGATTCCGCTGCAGCAATGGTCGAACGAACGGCTGGAGCAGATCCACGATATCCTGGAGCGGCAGGCCTATCCGCCGCGGGTCGGCAGCGGCTTCATGGGGCTGAGCGACGAGAAGATGGATGCGTTCGGCGGCGCCGACACCTGGGTGCTCGACCAGCTGCCGCAGGCGCAGATCAAGGAATTGCATCCGGAAATGCCGCCGGACATCTTCTCCGACTACCAGTCGATCGGGCAACTGTTCATCGAGGCGTCGGGGCTGACCGAGGTGATCCAGGGCAAGGGGACGTCGGGGGTGAGGTCGAAGGATCACGCCAAGCAACTGGCCTCGACCGGGAGCGGCCGAATCAAGAAGGCGGCGATGCGGCTGGAGGCACCGCTGGTGCGGATGGGCGATCTGGTGTTCAAGCTCAACGCGCGCAACAACGACCAGCCGATCACGCCGGACCCGAAGGAAGACGGCAAGCCCGGCGATCCCTTCCTCTACGCGCAGATGGTCGGCGAGTACAACCTGCGCGTCGCCGGGCATTCGCACTCGCCGCTGTTTACCGACGACTCGAAGGAGCTGGCGGCGTTCCTGTTCAAGAGCCAGTCGATCGACCAGGAGAACCTGATCCGGCTGCTCAATCCACCGAACCGCGACAACCTTATCCATAGCCTCAGGTCGAAGCAGAAGAAGGCGGCCCAGGCGGCGGCGATGCGGCAGAAGATGGGGATTCCGGAGCCCGGCGCGAAGCCGAACGGGTCCGGAAAAGGCCATGGCGCCCACGCGTGAGGCGTGCTAGGATTGTATTCCTACAGGCTGGCCCTCGGGCCGCGCCGCCCCTCTAACCGAAGGGAGACTGCCAGATGAAGCGCAAGCATCGTCGCGGCCGCAAGCACCGCCGGAAGTAACGCCGCACTTCCTCTCTACATCCCGAACAGACTCAGCCTCCGCAAGGGGGCTGTTTTTATTTGGGTCGGGATTGCATTTCGGGCAGTCTGGATTTCGGTACGGACAATTCATCGCGCGCCGGCGCATCTCCTCGTATTCCTCGTCGGTCATGTCGGCAATTCGATGTTCATGCGCTTCAAGTAATTCACGATGACGCGCTCGGTCGGCGGCGGGTCGCCTTCGTTGTCGCGGCGGGTGGCGACGTCCAGCGTCAGCCCGATCGCTCTCACCTTCGGCATCACCCATGTATTCCACGACTGGTAAGCCAGCGCCGCCGCCATCACGCGATCATCCTTCGCCCTGCCTTCGGCCCCGATCGATCCCTCGTCGTTGACGATGCGCTGCATTTCCTCGAGCAGCGGCATCGAGCGCGGGATCATGCGGTGCAGCTCGATGCCGTTCTTGAGCTGGTTCATCGCTCGGGTCTTCAATTCGTGCGTGGTCTTCCACTGATACAGCAGCTCGCCGCCGCCGGGGTTGTCCATGCGCTTGTAGAAATAATGCCGCATGTTGGCGAGGATGTTGCGCAGATGATAGTTCTCGTCGTGCGGCCTGATCTCGCTGGCGAACTTGCGCACCTTCTCAAGCTCGTCGAACACGGCCTGGCCGGGGCCGTTCATTTCTAGGATCGGTTGCAGGAAGGTCAGTCCGTAGTATCCGGCGAGATGTGCAAGAACCCATGCACATTGATAAGTTGATGGCTGAGTAGAACAGTACTCAGCAACCTGGACCAGGCAGTCGGAGTAACACCGCCAAATGCTAATAACTGTTCGATCTGCTTCGTCTGAGCTTCCGTAAGCGGGATCACAAGCGAGGGAATAGTACCCGAACCTGCTCGGATGCTCCCAGATGCGCAACTCCGCGCGGACGTCTTTGACTTGCCTGATTTCTGTCTCATCGAACTTCATCCCGAGCTTGTAGCGAAACGTCTGGAACTGCTGCTTCTTGGCGTAGCGCATGCCGTCGGTCAGGGCTTCCGCGGTGAAGAAGTTGCTTCCCGTGGCCTGGAACGCGTTCTCCGGCACCCACGGGTATTCCTGATCCATCAAAGATTGGTCGCCGCCCTTCTCGGATTCCAGATGCCAGCGGTACCACGCCACTTGCTGCAGCGATATCTCGAATCCGAACTGCTCGCGCACCTCGCGCACCCGCTTGCGCTCGATCGCGGTCAGCGAGGTCTTGATGCCCTGAGGCATGTAGACGTTGAAGTGCGGATGGCTGACGGGAAACGCATTGCGCTCGTCGCGCCACCAGCCGACGAAGATGAAGCACTTGGTGGGATCGGACTTCGCGTCGTCGACCATGTCCGAGAAATGGTTGAAGCCGTTCGCCGTCGACTCGTAGATCTGGAGCCGGTGCGGATAGATCGAACTCATCTGCGACCTGAACTCGCCTAGGTCCTCGCCGTTGCCGTAGAAAGCAGTCTCCGTCGAATGCAGGTAGTTGGCTGCGCCACCTCTACCCATTCCTCCCCGCTTGGTCCCAGATGTACCTGCAATAAGGTATCGGTAGCGTGAGCCGTTCCGGAGGATGAGAAGGTTCCGGTTGTGACGAACATAATTGACGCGGTACTTGGTGGGGGTCTCCGCAAAGAACACTTCCACCGTCGCCCGGAAATCGTCACGTGCCGTCTCCTCGTGGGTCATGAACACGCCGAGCAGGCCCTTGTATTTGAAGGCCCAGAACATGTCGATCGCCAGCATCAGCGTCGAGATACCGGCCTGCCGGTTCTTCAGGATGACGAATGTCGTCACCCCGCGCGACAGGCCCTCGATGATCGAATCCAGCACATGCCGCTGCGAGCCGAGCAATCGGAACGGCACTAGGCCGTAATCCTTGCTCTGCACCTTGAGCCGCGACAGAAACTCCATGAAGTGCTCGACCGGGAACGGTGCGACGTCCCGGTGTTCGATGCGGAAGGCGGCGTCGATCTCTGGCGTCTCAAGATCGGTCATGTCATTCATGCAGGGCTATCGTATCGATCACCGCCGGGTCATCCGGCGACACGAATATCGAATAGCCGGAATATTGCCCGCTCGCCACAGCCCGCTCGGCTCGCTCCAGCATTTCGCGGCCAGCGCGAATCCTGGCGGTCCTTGCGGCGTCGATCTCGGGGACGTCGGTGTCGGTCATAAACCAACCGAACTCACTCGGCGCCCGCCGAGCAGATACACCGTATTTCGCGGCGCGTAGCTATCGAAAAACACCTCGATGCCGTTGAAATGCAGAGGCCCAAGACTCCTGTCACCGTAGATTATTCGGCTGATGTTCTCGCCCATCACGCGCGCACAATCGTCGATATGAAGCTGCAGAAGTTTCTCAATCGTGAGTAACGGCTCAGCCCTCACCGGCATCAAGCTGCCCGCGCGCACGATCGCAGGCGCGGCCATCAGCACCGCACCGAGGCCGATCAGGAAGCTTCGGCGGCTGGTCAGCAACTCAGGCATCGGGCTTCTCGCTCAGGATCGCGTCGATCATGGTTGCCACGAACGGCGTCGCCAAATTGAACCGCCGCCTCGCCCGGATACCGCATCGCCTCTACCGCCGCGCGGGCAGCACCCTCAGACGGCTCGCTCGGGTCAAAGCCGTGCTCACGCCAATAGTCGGCGATCGCCCGCGCCACCTGCTCCAGCTTCGTCATGCCATCGGCTCCACGGCAACCAAGTGCCCGCTCTGCATGCTCTGGCCGCGCGTCAGCTTCACCTGCCACTTGCGCATGTCGAGGCTGCCAGCGCCGAACAGCCGCCGAGCATGGCGCCGCGCCTGCTTGGCGGACTTGAACGACTTCGGGAAGCCGCTGTCAGGACCGGGCAGCCGAGCCTTGCCGGTGTCACCGATCAGCTCTGCCGGAATATGCCGCTCCGCATGCGTGATCACGATCGCCGTCGTCATGCCCGCCCTCCGTCGTCCCACCCGGCCCAATGCGGCGGTTCCACATCAGCATTCCACCAAGTGCACGGTTCCCGGTTGATCCCGCCAAAATCCGGCGGTGGCTCCTTGGGAACCCGGGAACTCTTCAGATCATGCCAGATCGCGCCCCACACCGGCAATCCTGCCACCAAACCGACTATCAACGCCACGATAGCTACCGCAAGAGCCATGCCAACCTCCCGAATATGCCCGCCGCCATTGGATAACACAGGAAATACCGCGATTCCTGATTTTTTATGGGGGTAAGATGTGCTGGGCGCCCTCCGCTCGACCTAGCAGGACCCATCGGTTTCCGCCGGCGCCGCGCGCGCCGTTGTGCGGTGCGGTATATTCCATAACCAGGCACCCTCCAGCCTCTCGGTCATGAGCCATTAACGCAACATTCCTTCGCAAGGGAATACATATCAAGCAATATCAATTACTTACGTGAGCACTGTGTCAGTCACGTGTCAGAATCACCGCCTCTTGACCGGTTCCAGGAGGCCAAAACGGACCGAAATCGAGGGCGGATTGGCAGGATTCGAGGGGTGGCAGGGGTCGGGTCTTACCCCGTCACTTTGTTCACATGCGAAGTAATGACGGAGCGCTGGTCTGGTTTTGGTTCCGATTAGGCGCTTGCCGGTTGCGATTAGGTGCAACATCTCGCGGGTGATGCCGGTCTCGCGGGCGATGTCGGACATGGTGAGGCACCGGCGTCTGGCGCGGTCTGCACGAGGGCT